TGGTGGGACGGCAAGAAGGAACCATCACGGCTTATCCTTCCATTCGGAAGGTAATGAGTTCCCCGGCGGCATCATGGTGGTTGTCAAATCGACGCCCCGGTCGTCTTCCGTCCGCATGAAAGAGTGCTCCGGGGAGTAGTTTCCGTTGGGAATTATATACATGAATACCTTGGAACAGATTAGGGCCTTCGGTCAGCAGTGCCTCCAGGAAGCGCAGAAGTGCCGCGAGAATGGCTGGCCACCTGAATATGAGGATTCTTATCTCGCGGCTGCAGCCGACATCGCAGGGGCCTCGGACTTGGAGCTTCTGGAGTCATGTATATAAGTCCCTTTCCGTTGTAGTATAGTTTTATGGAAAAAGAGCAAATAGCCGAAACAGTTCAGGAGTGCGGCGAGCGAGCAGAGTCGCACCAATGGATGCAGGCCAAAATGCTGGGCGAGATCGCCTACCAGTTGGCGGTGATGAACGAACGCGAGACTGGCCACGTAAAGCCGTACTGTTTGGAATGTATAGCTCTAGAATTGGCCGGTAGTCCGATAGCTCCAGCCGGTTCGTTTGTAAATGTTCCATGTATGTTTCCGCCGGGGCATCTCGGGGATCATAGCTGGGAAAATCTAAAGCACGAGCATGACAATATCCGCAAACCTTTTCAGTGCCACGACTGCGGAGGTTACGTTGTCGGCGGCGGATGCACTTGTTCACCGGAAGTGAAGCGCAAACGGTGGGAAGATGCTGTACCTACGGAACAGCGCGGGACTGGTAACAAAATCCTATGAACCGGCGAAACTTCTTCGCTTCACTCTGCGCTGCAATCGGGATGGCGAAAGCGCCGAGGTTACTCGCTGCCCCGCCTCCGGAATGGACGGTAGAGATTGAGACTGGACCGGCGTACGCCACGTATTTCACGTCTGAGCAGTTCAGCCTGGAAGTGCTGCGGATTCTTGAAAAGAACATGGTAATTAGCCACCTTGTGAATCGGGAGTACGACAGAGCGTTCAACGAGGCGCTGGCTGGCAACGAAAGCAAGATCGGGTTCAGCCTGGATGCGCCAATCCCGGCAAGGTTCCGCGCATGAGTTGTTTCGGAAGCGATGACGACGAAGCGATTCTAATCGGCATCCCGAAAGACGGCGATCCTTCGAAGATCACCGGCCCGTTCAACACGCACCTGCTGGAGAAGCACTTCTCCCCCAAGGAAGCAAAGATGATCGGCGAGGCGATGGCCGCCGCAGTTTACCTGGGCGTCGGTTCCCAGTTGAGGACGCTTCGCACGCACGTTAAGATGCTCCGTGAAGCCGATCACGAGAAGATCGGTCGGATGTACAGCGAAGGTGTTATGTCTGGCGAGGTCGGCTTTAAGTGGTACATGGACGAGACTCCATCCCCGATCGCGGAGTAAGGCACGCCATCAAAGAAGCCGAGAAGCACGGCGCAACTCAGGCGCAGTTCTTTCTTGCAAAGTTCGAGAAACCGTTTCTGCTTTCTAATGAAGATCGGCCGTTCGGATTCCCGAAACTGCCGGAAGACCCAAAACAGTAGTTCCCCGCACTCTTACCCTTTTCCAAGAAGGATAACCCCAATAACGTGAGCCAACAATCAGCAGCAGAGCAGCGCGCCGACCTACTCGAAGCTGAGTGGCGGGAAAGCGTAAAAGAAACCCTGGAAGAATTGAAAAACGGTCAGGATAGCCTGGTATCCGCCTTTCATCAGAACCAGATTCAGAACAGCATAGAGCATGGGCAGGTAACCGAAAAGATCAGTGTGATGCAGGCCGAGGGAAAAGTGCGCGAAGAGGCGCTCCTTCGGATTATCACGGACCAGAACAAGAAGTTGGAGTCGAAGAATAAATTGATCCGCGGGCTGGTGCTGGCGGTCATCGCACTGCTTTCTTTCATCGGCGGAGTTCAGGCCAAAGCTTACGGGCTGATTAAAGCGATCGGATTCTAAACCATGAAACTTAATGCCGCGCGTCGTAACGCGCTACCCACTTCTGAGTTCGCCGGACCTGACCGTTCGTACCCTGTTGACACAAAAGCGCGAGCAGTGGCGGCCAAGGGACGCGCAACGCAGGCAGTGAAGGCCGGCCGCATGACGACATCGCAGGAAGCAAAGATTGACCAGAAGGCCAATAACCGTTTGAAGAGTGGCGGTGAAGGCCCCGACGGCGAGCACTGGTCGCGGAGATAGATGTCTGGCCGCTGGCAGCGCGGCGAATTAAAACTCACCACGAAGGAGAACGGCAATGATGAAAGGCAAAAAGATGGACGGCGAGGGTAAGATGAGCCATTATGACGATCCCGGCCCGAAGATGGCGGAAGACAAGATGCTGTACGGCTCGACCGGCCCCGACGGCGACAACGGCAACGCGATGATGATGGACAAGTCGTGCTGCAACCCGGGCAACCCCAGTACTACTGGGAACGGTCAAGGCCACTGGTCGCACAAATAGAGGCTTGCAATCGCTTCGTGTTCGCTGTAATCTGTAGTTTCATTGATGACTTGTCAGGCAAACTTATTCGGACTGGAGTTCGATTCTCCACGCCTCCACCAACATGCGGGGGCGCACCGGTTTCGACGGGTTCGCGAGCAGGACAACGAGATGACCGGCAGTAGACTTCCGGGTTTGCTGGGACGGTGTTCGGGCTTCGGCTTACGCATCTTTCTTTCAGTCGTGGCGAGCAAACAGCTTAAAACAATACACGCCAAATCCAATGTGATTGCGTTTCCGAACCGGCCCGCTGCTATGCAGTTGGCCCTCGCAGCTTAATTTCTGCGATAGGACCTGGTGATGAGCCAACGGGGCGGTAGGTAAGCCGCCCCAAAATATACCCCAAGGCCAGTTCCGAAAGGAACGAACGATGAGCCCGCTGGTGGCGCGGCGGGACAATTTTTAGAGACAACCCAACAAGGAACCCTGAGACTCCGCAAGGACAGGAACAGGGGCGATGTGAGGGGCAGACCTCACGGCACGGGGCGGCATCGAAAGGTGACCGCCCTTTGTGTTATGATCTGAAGTAATCTCGATCCCGCCTGTATCCGTTGGCGGAATCCATCTCCAATACCTCTTGATCCAGTAAGCCCCGATTAACGTCGGGGCTTTTCTATTTTCCCAGCAAGGAACATCAATGCCTGAAAACGAAGCACAGAAGCCCGCTGCGCCTGCGGTGCGCCGTGGACCGACTATCCGGATTCCCGGGCTGGAGCCAGGGCTGGTGGCGATAAAAATTTGCCACGGCTCCCAGGTCGGCGAGAACGAATACGAGTTGCACGGCAAGAAGATCACCCGGGGTGGCCGGTTCGCCAGTTCGGCCGTAATCGTGGAAGCGGCGCCGGGATGGGAACTGAAACTGCAGAAGGGCGGCCACTACTGGCCGGAAAAGATCTCAAAATGAAAACAGTAAGCCTTATTGCCGCCGCGATGCTTATCGCGGCTGTTTGCATCGCTCGTGTCGGTCCCGATTCGGTCTATCCTCCGAAGGGGATTACAGGCGAAGCGGATCCAGCCGTGACGCAGGCCACCATCCACCAGACGATCTGTGTTCCGAATTACACCATGCACGTTCGTGCCGTCACCGAAGCCGACAAGAAGTTCGTAATCAAGCGCGACGGCACGACACAGCCCGTGGAGGTCGATCACCTAATCAGTTTGGAGTTGGGCGGAACAAACAATCGGGATAAGAATCTTTGGGCAGAGGCTTACGCTGGCGATTACGGGGCGCGCAAGAAAGACGTCGTGGAGACGGCGCTCCACCGGCTAATCTGTGCCGCAAGTGACCCCATGCCGCTCGCGGTGGCACAGAAGTGCATCGTCTCGGACTGGATCGCCTGCGGAAAGAAAATAGGAGTTATCCAGTAAACGACTCTCCGGCTGAAAGCCGGAGGTATCCACCATGAGGTTTTGATATGAAAACAATCGCTCTCGCCCTGCTTCTGGCGGTCTGCTCGCAGGCTGCCGACCTGAAACACAAGATTCTCTACGCTACAGAAGCCGCGGGGTGTCTGCTTCAGGCGGCAGATGCCTACACGTCGGAGCGGGCATTCGCTCTTGGGGCTCACGAATCTAATCCCTTGCTGGTGCAATCCGGCGCAGGCGGTAAGGCATCGTGGGTTAAGATCATCGCTTATAAGTCGCTACTCTGCGGTGCCCCGATTGGTATCAGCCTAATTGCTCACAAGTACATCGCTGACCGAAATGCAGACTACGCTGCCTTCATTGCCTCGCTTGGGAATATTGGGGTCAGTTCCTATGCTGTTGGGAATAACCTTCGAGTGATTCGGGCGCAACGGGCCATCAATGCAGCGCTGGCTGCCGGCAAATGAAACTTGTCGCGCTTCTGGCGCTCTCGTGCCTCTCGCTTGGCGCTCAGACGTACCTGCCATCTGCCGTAATCGCAGCCGGAGCCACGTACACGAATCACGGAACGGCTCCATCGCTGGCGGGTTTCGCCTCCGTTGCTGTTCAGGTCGGAACAGCCTCGCGGACCTATTCGATTACGACGATCGACATCACGCCTAAATCATCGAGCGTGCGAACCGGCGTGGGCTACCTCGCGTTGCAGAGCGGAAACCTGAACCTTCTTACACACATTGACGGTGGCCTGACCTCGACCGCCTCCAGCGCAGTCGGTTCTTTCAGCGGCGGCCTGATGGTGATGTATGACCTCGGGGGAGTTTCCAAGGCGCTGAAACATACGTACTGGATCGGCGTCGTCAGGATTGTGTCTGTAACCGGATCCGGTTTCTATCCGGTGTACGAAGCCGGTTTTGGGAAAGCTTTTTAGCGCAGTATCCTGCGCACGAGTGCTCCGCGAATCGAACTTTCCTTGAGGATCTGAAAGTCAGCCTCGGAATAAGCGATTAGGGCCGATGGGCCTCCAGCATTTCCTTTGGCGCGGGTTCCGTCTGGCAGATGGAAGTGAAGGCGTCCGGCGATGAAAAGTACGCCAGTCGCGTGCGCCCATACCCAGCCCCACGCATCCGTTTCAGTGCGGGCGAAGGTGAGTGCAATGCCAGAACCGTGTTTTGCCATCTTTTCGAGCCATGCGGAAACTTTTGCTCCATAGGGAGGATTACACCATACTCTGCCTTCCCACTGAGCGGCAAGCCCGTCTTCGGAAAGTTCAATATGTTGAGCGGCGGTCGGCCACGGACGCGTCGATGGAGCAGCGCACGGATCCAAATCGAAATGTCCCAACTCGCGGAGTATCTGCGGCGGCGTGAGCCATGTTTCTGACTGCGCGGCAGATGAGTGGTGAGAGCCAATTCCAGTTTTCATTCAGGCTTTTCCATAAGCCAATTGTAATTCAGAAAAAGGAAAATCATGAAAATAAAAGCGATTGCAGTATCTCTTCTGGCCTTCTTGCTTGTCGCGTGTGGCCCTTCTTCGGCTCCGGTAAAGGCAGGAGTTCCCACTACGCCTCCGCAAGTTCCTTCCTCGGTAGTTCTGACACTCGAAGCGATCGAGATCGCCTGCGCAGCCGCAACGCCTGAAGTATCGCAAGCAGCGGCGGCATGGCTGGCTGAATGTCCGGCGGTGGTGACAACAGCGGTCGACGCGCTTCAGACTACCGGCGCAGCGTCCAAAGCGGCGGTGATAGTGAGCGGAATCCAGCAGTTCCTTGCAGCGGCGCCCACAACCGGGACTACCCCGAAGGATCAGCAGATTATCAACTCGATTGTGGCGGCGGCCAGCGCATTCATCGCGATCTATCAGCAACAGGTGGCGATTGCGGCCAATTACGCTCCGCCGGCTTACGCGGAGAGTTTCCTTGCCGTTAGCAAGTGGCAACCGTCGAAAGCGGATAAAAAGAAACTGGCTGAGATCAAGAAGAATCTGAAGGCGATCGCGAAGCGGTTCCCAAAGAAGAAGTAAGGGACCAACCGATGATGTACTCCCGCGCGCTGGCTCTCGAACTCGTTACGCTGGCCGAGGGCGCGTATTCCATCGAGACGGACGGCGATTGCACTCTTCCGGTCGGCTATACCCCGGCGGTCCCGATCACAATTGAGCAAGAGCATGAACCGTTTCTGCTCGCATCAGACCAGATCAAAATCTGGGGCTACAAAACGACCGTGGGAATTACCGGATCGCCGGTAATCGTCTTCCGCGGTACACAGACCGGCGGGGAATGGGGCGAAGACGGCCTGGCGTTGCCGATGGAGAGCCACTGCGGCTACCGGGTGCATAAAGGGTTCTTCCAGGTCTACACGGCCATCAGGGAATCGCTGGCGAAGGTTCTCGATGGGGAATTAACGGCTCTGTTTGTGGGCCACTCTCTCGGGGCGGCGCTGGCTACACTGGCATGGCTTGAGTTTGGCGGCGACTTGTTTACATTCGCCAGCCCGCGCGTAACGGATCCGGTCGGGGCGAAAGCGATGTGGGACGGGCAGACTGTCCGGGTGATCAACACAAATGACATCGTTCCAAACGTCCCGCCGGACGCGCAGCCACTTTGGCCGTTTCGGCATGGTGGAACTGAGATCAGAATTACCGGCCCCGGGGAACTCTGGGACAAGAAGAATGCCCACTGCCTGGAAACTTACCGGGCGGGGATTGTGAAGGCGGCTTAGACGAATGGCAACCCCGACGCTTTTAGACATCATTACTGAATGCCTCGTCGACATCGGCGAGCTAGGCGCAGGGGAGACACCCTCTCCCGAAGACGGCGCGTACTGTTTCGGGAAATCGAACGAACTCCTTGACAGCCTTCAAACAGAAAAACTGAACATCTACTCGGAAGAGGAAGTGCAGTTGGCATTGACCGCCAAGCAGTCCTTCCAGATCGGACCTGGCGGCGCGGACTTCCCCGGCAACGCGCGGCCCATCAAGATCGATGCCTGCGTGATCCTCGTTCCGGTCAACGGTGTGAACATCCAGACTGGCGAGTGCGACCTGATTCCCGAATCGCGCTGGAGGGAAATCACCGACAAGTCGGCCACAAGCAACGTCCCAGAGTTCCTTTATTTTGACTACGGGTGGCCGTTCGGAACGCTTAATTTTTATCCGGCGCCAATTTGCACGGTCGCGACTATCGCGCAACTTTCGGTCTGGCTCCCGCTCCAGCAGTTTGTGGCGCTCACCGATCAGTTCAATATGCCTTTCGGCTATTTGAAGGCATTCGTTGACGCGCTGAAAGTAGTGATAATGAAGGCATACGGCCACCAAATTGGGCAAGATGACGCCGCTATGGAGCAGACGTCCAAGGCTCGCATCCAGGGACTTAACGCCCAATTGCCTAACTTGGGCATATCGAATGGCCTCCCGCAACCGCAAGCACCAGTACAATAGAAGGGTGCCACACTACCGCGGCAAGGACGCCGATAGAACGATGAATCCCATCGAGCGGGCGCTTTACGATTCAGTGTCGCTGGAGAACGGCATTCTTATTCATCGGCAGCACGGTCACGGGATCTATTTCTGCCACATAACGGACTGGATTCCGCCGCCTGGGGCTAGAAGTCAGGCTCTGGGTTTATGGTCATGCTTAAACTGATCGAGCATGGCCTTCATCTCGTTCTGGTGGTCAATCATTCCGAGTAAGGCGTATGGCCATTCGGCTGGATCATGCGGCGCATCGGATACCTGATTGCCGAGTACCCGGTATCGGCATATCAGCCACCACTTCGCCAGTTGAAGGAACTCTCTATCCATTAGATCGACGTCCGCATGTATTCCTCGAAGGTCTGTCTTCTCATTCTTCCGCTATCGTCCATGACTTTCGCTCGTTGGAGCGCCTGTTCGGGTGTTTCTTTGGCGGGGTCATATGGGATGTAGGCGAAATTCTTTTCCATTTCTAAAGTCTAGCCCAAAGGAGGGTCAGCATGTCGATAACGATCCTTGCCTCAACCCTCTTCTATAATTCCTACCGCAGGGCCGGTCTATTGAAGGAGAGCGGCAGGGGTATTTCCGCCTCCGAAACGCAGGATGCGCTGAACGCCATCAACTCCTTCATCGACTTCATCGGAGGAATGCGGCAGACCGTTTTCGCGGAAGACCGGCAACTCTTCAATCTGGTGTCCGGCCAGCAGGTGTATCGCATCGGCCTCGACCCGGCGGCCGACTGGCAAGCGCCGATGCCATTCGACATTACGAAGGCCGGCTACGTTTTTACAGACACGGACCCCGCAGTAGAGCAGCCGTTCGACATTCTCACGCCGCAACGCTGGCAGGCGCTTTCGCCGAAGACTTTGCAGTCAACAAACCCCTACGCGCTTTACTACGAGAAAAATACCAATACGTCGCAAGCATCCGGCACTTACGGGCAGGTGTCGGATATGGGTAGCGTGATCTTATGGCCGGTGCCGACGGATGCGACTATTCAGGTCGCGTTGTACCTCTGGCTGCAAATCATGCTCATCCCCAGCGCGAGTACAACGCTGGTTCTGCCGAACACCGTCGAGGAGATGCTGGAGTCTAATCTGGCCGTGCGGCTCGCGGCGATGTTTCCGAAGCGGGCGCAAATATCGCCCGCAACAGAATTGATCTCTCGTCAGTCACTCGCTCGCTTCAAGGCGATGAACTCGCAGCCACTTGAGCAGCGTTGTGAATCAGGCGACCTTGAAGGCGAGACAGGCGGCTCCGGCTTTAATTTATTCAGCAACCAATACAACAACTCGTGGAGGAGTTAGTCTAGATGGGTTCCACGGCCACGAATCCCATGCCGCAAGGCAAGCAGTTCGTCGATTCCAGTGGCAACCTGACACAGGAAGCCTACTGGTTTCTGCTGACGCTCCTTAATACGACACAGAACAACGAAGCGGCGCTCACTCTGAACCTGTTCGTTGCTCAGGGAGCCGCAGTAACAAGCGATCCGGCAATCGTCTCACTTCAGCGGGCCGCGGCATTCACAAATGCGGAATCTCCAGTCACGGCGCTGGCTCTCGCGGCCATCCAGCGGACACTTGCATTCGAGGCGCAGGTATCGTCTCTTCGCCAGCAAGTAGCCGATCTTCAGAAGTTTCTCGCCTTCCGCCCGCAGCCGCCGGCAGTAACCATCACGGAAGCACAGATTGCCGCCGCAGAAGCGCTTACGGGTGTAGCCGGGACGAACACCATCACCGGATCGACCCTGACGCCGTACAGCGTAGTCGTGGCCGGTTTCATGGTGCGTCTGGTTCCGGCGAACACCAACTCCGGAGCGACAACGCTGAACGTAAATGGAATCGGCGCATCGGCCGTGACGAAGAATGGATCAACAGCACTTGTCGGAGGGGAGTTTCAGCAGAACCGGGAATATCTGCTCCTGTGGGACGGAACGCGCTGGCAGATCGTTGGTGCGTCGTTTCCGATCAGCGCTCTCGTGCTGGCCTCGGATGCTTCGGGTAACCCTTCAGCCGCGGCACTGGCAGACACAAAGTTCTGGATTGGAAGTGGCGGGAACATTCCGGTAGCTCAGAGCATGAGCGGAGATGCCATGCTGGCCGATACCGGCGCTCTCACACTCGCCACGGTAAACACGAACGTTGGCACCTTCGGGGATGCAACCGATGTTGCTCAGGTGACGGTAGATGGCAAGGGACGCATCACATCCGCAGCGAACGTCCCGATCACATTCCCGCCGACAGTGGGGTTCACTGGCACACTTGCGGCCGCAATCGCAGGCGGAAAGAACGTCACAGACGGGCTGATCGACGTCTAAAAGGAAAAAAGGAAATCATGGGTTCAAATATAACCTCTATCGACAATACGATTGCGCCCACAGTGGCGGCTGCGATCTACACAGTTCCGCCGAACACGAAGGCTGTGATTCAGAAGATGATCGCGACCTCGCAGGAGGCGACTGCGGCGCGCTTGCTGACATTGTACAAAGTTCCACCCGCTGGAGCACCAGGGGCAACGAACATCATCGTGGACAAGATTTCCGTCCCAGCGGTGTCGAACGCGGTCGGAGCCCTCGACCTCCCGATGATGGTGAATATCGTCCTCGAGGCCGGGTACATGCTCTACGCCTTGATCGACTCAGGAACGACGGTGTATCTGAATGGCAGCATTCTGGAGACGAGCTAACGCCGATGCGCTTCGCTATCCTCACACTTCTTGCCGCTGTATCGGTGTTCGCGCAGGCCCCAGCATCACAGCTGCCGCTTCCGCGCTGGCAACCCCTCGATAACAATGGACATATTATTCCAGGCGGCAAGATATGCAGTTACATCACTGGAACCTTCACCCCGCAGGCGACGTACACGAGCAGCACCGGTAACATCCAGAACTCGAATCCGATCATCCTCGATTCGGCTGGGCGAGCTGACGTATGGTTTGGCAACGGACTTTCCTACCGAATCGTTCTCCAATTCCCGGGGAACAACTACTGCCCAGGCTCCGGAGCGACGATCTGGACGCAGGACAACGTGACATCGTTCGCTACAAATGGGACTAATACAGAACTTCTTACCGCGAACGGGTCGGGTGGATTCGGTACGCCGGTTCCGCAGTCGTTCTTCAAAACGAACGGAGCCATAGGCCAGGTTCTGACAGGCGACGGGGCGGGTGGATTCGGACCCCCATTGAATGAGGTCGGGATCGTTTATGCAGTTTCGGGGTGCGTCGTGTTTTCCACTGCCTGCCCGAACCTGGCTACATCGTTAAACTCAGTCCCGGCAGGGGGCACTCTGGTGATTCCGTCAGGAACATTCACCGTTGGAACGGTTTCTTCCCCCGCCTTGACAGCTGCCCGTGCCAACGTAAAGATCCAATGTCAGCCGGGAGCGGTAATTAACGCAGGCGCGAGGAATGTCACTATGATAACGGTCACGGCATCTAACCTTTGGCTTGACGGATGTACGTTCGACGGTCAATTCTCACAACACTCCTATTCCATAACGGCAGTGATAAGCGCGCTTAATGTGACTAACCCCCAAGTCACCAACTCCACATTTCAAAACATTCACGGAATCGCCATCTATACCCAAGGCGTGACGCAGGGATACTTCTATAAGAATCTCTACAGTGCTATCGGCAACGGAACACTCCAAAACAACGTGGACGATTATGCCTACTATTCAAACGGAGATAATTCAATTCAGTCCTCTTACGAAACCTGCCAGAATTTCACATCCAATAATTGCTGGCGTGTATCGGACACATTGAATTTCTCCAGCGACCACGCTACGATCACAAACACGGCACGAATCGGGATCGAAGTCTTCCCAACAACCTATCGCGGGCCGACAAATATTAAGGTCACTAACTGCACAATAAACCAAAACACGAACGTGGCTGACGGGGGATTTGTGGCCGGTCTGAGCATGAATACCATCTACTCGGGACACTATCCGTCCACCGATACAATCGAAGTCGGCGGCTGCAAAGTAAACAACACTGGCGGCATGTACGGCCATGGATATCCGCTGGAGATTTATAGCAGCAATTTTAATCTCCACGACAACTACATATCCGGGAATTGGGCTGTCAATACATTCTTCGGCGCCGGGAAATGGGGTCCGAATAATGTGGTTAAAGGTATGGCATCCGGGATCTCGACAAACCTGTCCACAGGCTACGGCGCACCTGGCTCAACCGAAGTTTTCAGTAGTCGATTTTCAGAAGTAGAAGCGACGAACAGTTCCCCGGTTCTGGTGTTTTCCGACGATTTGAACATTCACGATCTGAGCATTTCGAGGACTCCCGGACTGTATGCGGCTGACAACGGCTCCAGTTACGGGGGAATCTATTCCGGCAGCGACACGGCCTCCGGCACATTCAGGGCGAGGAATAACGTAATCACTTTCGCCGCTGGCACCACAACCGGCTTTACGGCTTACGGCATCGAAGTCAACACCCTTGCAAACGACACTCTGGTTGAGGGAAACACCATCAGGAATCTTGGGACTTCCCCTTACGGGCAGGCGTATGCCTGTATCAACCTTGAGCAATGCGATGGGGTGAAGATGTTCAACAACACCTACGAGGGTCTGCTGACTATGGGGAGCACTCTCAGCGGAGGTCATGGAAACAACATCTACGGCGGCAACACAGCCGTTGCCGGAAATATTACCGGCAGTTCGATTATCAGCGTGGCCCTCGGAAGCGTTTCCGGTACCTTCGCCGTCTCCCCCGCCGCGGACCTGATTACCGGCGGAAGAAGCTTTGCTACCGGGCATTTGATCGCACTCATGGGCAGTACAGCACTGATTTCCATTGTCTCTGGCACCTTCCAGGCGTCTGAGACGATGACACAGGCCACCACCAGCGCCAGCGCGGCACTCGGAACTATTGGCTTCGTCCCGGCGTATGACTGGACGGTTCAGAGCTTTCCGACAATGGTTGGTAATCTTCCTTCGGCAAGCGCTGGCAATCTCGGCATGACCGTCTGGGTGTCGAATGCTAACTCCACCACGATTGGCTCGACGGTCGCCCAAGGCGGGTCGCATAATGTCCAGGTGACTTCGACCGGGGCAATCGGAACGTGGATTATCACGGCAGTCGGAAACTAAGGAATGGCTACTCCGGCAATTTCTCTCCCTGGGTTTTGCGGGGGGACGTATCAGGCACGGTCTCCATTGTCGCAGGCCGAAGAGTGCATCAATCTCTTCCCCGAGAATGATGGCTCGGGAACAGGCAGAGCAACGCTCTACGCTGTTCCGGGACTGAAGTTATACGCCACACTTCCGACATTTCCGGTACAGGGGCAGTTGGAAACCAACTACCGCACGTTCGTTATCTCAGGCGGTATTTTCTACGAGGTCTTCGACGACGCCACCTTTACCGCTTACGGATCAGTCGGGGTGGGCACCCCGGTCACGATGGCGACCAATTGGAGCCAGATCGTTATCATCTCAAGCCGCATCGGATGGATATTCCAGCTTTCCACCAATACGCTTTCGCTCATTACTGACCCCGGATTTCCGATAGAAGCGACGAACGTAACTTGCATCGACGGCTACTTTGTCGTCGGCAACTTCAACTCGCGCCAATTCAACATCTCGCAACTCGACGATGGAACGACATGGACCGATTCCAGCGGTTTGCCGATGTTTGCACAGAAGGAAGGCGCACCGGATAACCTTGTCGCGGTCCTGGCTACCCGGCGCGTTCTGATCCTTTTCGGCTTCGAGACAATCGAAATCTGGTGGGACTCGGGAGGTTCTTTCCCGTTCCAGCCGATTCAGGGAAACCTGCTTGAGCAGGGCCTCGCTTCCGTGCTGGCTCCAGCGGTCATGGACGATCAGGTGTTCTGGCTGGGAACCGACAAACGCGGCAACGCGCAGGTGTGGGGTCAGAACAACCTGAACCCGGTTCGGATCAGCACCTACGCGATCGAGACGTTCATCGGAAGCATGGCATCGATCGACGATTCGATAGGTGAGGTCTACCAGGAAGACGGTCATACCTTCTACCTGCTGCACTTTCCGACGGCGAACGTCACGGCTCCCGACGGCGAGTTCTACGACAGCATTACGCTCTGCTTCGACAAAACGACAGGGCAGTGGCACAAGCGGGCGTCATGGGACACCATGCTGGGCGTTTGGCACTGCGCGCGAGCGCGGTTCCATACCTTTTCTTTCGTGCCGATCCAGCACCAGCCCCCCGCTCCGGCTGTAATCACGGACGGAATTCATCTGGTAGGTGACTGGAACAGCGGGAATCTGTACATCCAGTCGATGAACTACTACGACGACAACGGCGCGGTGAAGCGCTGGCTCCGGCGGGCTCCGAACCTTATAAACCTGGGCTTGCTTGTAACCTACTGGCGGCTACAGCTTTTCTTGCAGGTGGGCACCAACCCGCAGAACCCGAATCCCGGCTGGCAGCCAATCATCTCACTCCGCTTCAGCGACGATGGTGGTTACACCTGGTCGAACGTAAAGGCGGCTTATGCTGGCTACGCAGGCACGTACGGATGGCGGGTGATCTGGCGGCAACTCGGCACCGGTCGAGATCGCGTGTTTGAGATCAGCGGAGATGACCCCATTCCTACGGCCTTAGTTGATCTGTGGGGCCGGTTGACGGTGGGTAACGCTTAACCTACATAACAAGTAGCTTAAAGCCATCTGCTTCGACTGCGGCCTTTATTGAAGAATAGACTTCTCTTTCATCGGATTCAGATGGTGGATTTGTAGCAAAATCAACATCTACCGAAACCGAATCGCAATTCTTCACTACGCGTACGCTGGCCACGTTTCCTGATGTTAGAGTTTTCCTGAATAAATCTGGCATGAATTTAACGCCTCCTTCATTTTCCAATGATAACTCTCGAACGCACGTCGGATCTCGAACTCGTGAAGAAAATTGTTACCGACGCCCGAATCTGGCAGCAAATGTCCGACGACTTCGCCCCTGCCCGCGAGGAATACAATCCGCCGGCAGACGGAGCGGTTTACGTTCTCGCGCTGGAAGATGGCGAACCGAAGGGATGCTGGATACTCGTGCCGCGCTCTGCGATCCGGCTGGAGATTCACACCTGCCTGCTTCCTTCGCTGCGCGGCAGGAAGGCCCTCGAAGCGGCGCTACTCATGGCGGAGTGGATTTGGCAAAACACCGCCTGCGAGTCGCTCGTAACCGAGATTCCAGAAACAAACAAGGCGGCGTTATGGTTCGCGCGGCGGTCTGGGATGGCGCAGTTCGGGCGGGAGCCTAAATGCGTCAGGAAGAACGGTGTGCTTTGGGACTCGGTTCTCTTGGCGTTACACCGTCCTGCGTCAAAGCCCCCCACGCATGACCAGACTTGATGCGTCCGACGTGTGAGGCATTTACGCCGAATCGGGATGCAATTTCAGCCTGTGTGCCGGATGCGTTGTATATGGCAATGGCGTCTTCAGCGGTAAGCTTCGGTATTCCAGTTCGAAACTTCTTTCCAGTAAGGGCTTCTTCTACAGACCAACCGTATTTGTCAATCCGGCGAGAAATAGTGAGAGCGTTGATTTCCAGTTCATCGGCCCATTCGCATAGAAGTTGAGTACGATCACCAAGAGTAAGCGACCTGTTTGACCTCGTGTTACGCGCCTGCTGGTCACGAGTGGCCCAGTGGACGTTACCCGGTGCGTAATCTCCGTCATTGTCGGGGAATCGATCCACGCTGTGAAGGCGTGATGGGCG